TGGTGCTCGCCGTAGGTTTATTCTCGATGGCGCGCTTCACATCGCGGAGCAGGCCGGTCTGCGTCGTCAGTTCGCGCGTCTGCCGCTGCTGCTCGCGGAGCATGGGGTCGCCGTTGCTGTAAGCCGCCCCACCGCCGCCGATGCGCTGGATCGCCGACACCGCGTTCTTCACGGTCTTCTGCGGCTTCTCCTCCTCGGTGTCGTCGAGGTTGATCTGTGGGCCGGCGGGCTTCTTTGGCTCCACGTCCTCGCGGGCTTTCTCGGAGACTTTTTGCACGCGCTCCATCACGCCGCCGATGGTGTCGTCGAGATGCGATTCCCAATCGCTCGTGTCGATGAGGCTGCTGCCTTTGGTGAAGCCCTCCGAGAGCGCGTTGCCGATGTTATCGAACGTCTCGCGCATCCGGTTGCCGGCCTTGTCGAACGCGGGCGTGAGCAGGTCGGCGCTCGCGCGCTTGTTCTCGTCGCTGGCCTGTCGCACGCCGTCCGCCCACGACTTCACTTCCTTCGCGCCCTCGCCAATTGAGTCGCCGATGAGCGGGATGTCGGAGAGCCAGTCGAGCAGCTTGGCGATACCATCGAGCAGGAACGCAATGAAGCTCTGCGCGATGCCTAGAATCGCTTTGCCCATGCCGATCCAGAAGTCCGCCGTCGTCACGATTTGGAAAAGCGTGATGGCGTTCTTCACCGCCTCGACGAGCGCCTGCCAGAGAGCCTGCGCCACGGCCATGAGTGCACCCGCCAGAAAGTTCACAGCGTTGGCGAAGGCGATCTTTGCGGAGGTGAAAAGGATATCGCCGACCTTCCCATCTGCGAACGCCTGCACGATGAACGCCACTGCTTCACCCGCTTTCTGTCCCCAACTCGCGAGGTCTAGCGACGCGAACTTATCGAGCAGTGGCTTGAGCACTGGAGCGACTTTCTCCGCCACGCCGACCCAGAACCCGCGCACCTTCATGCCTGTCAACGCGAGCTTGTCGCCCACGTCATCGAAAAGCGCGGCGTCCTTTGCGAGGATCTGAGCCTGCGAGCCCACCTGCGCTGCCGCTTCGCCAAAGCCGTCCGACGAGAAAAGCGAGAGCAGGTCCGCGCCACTGCGCCCGAAAATCTCCATCGACGCAGCCGCCTTCTGGGACGGGTCTTGGACCGCGTTGATGGCGGCTCCAAGCGCCCGAAACTGCTCTGCGGGCGTCTTCTTCTTCAGCTCTTCGAGATTGATGCCGAGCTTCTTGATCGTCTCGTCCGCCGAGCCGCCCTGCAGCGTCTTTGCCATCTTGCCGAACACCGGCCCGATGTCCTCCGCAGACTTGCCCGCATTGGCGAATTCCTGCTGCAACACGACGAGATCGCCCACGGCCACGCCCGTATTCGCCGAAAGGTCATTGAGCGCCCCACCCACATCAAGAGCCTGCTTGAATCGGTCGAACCCCGCTGTCACCACACCCGCCGCCGCGCGGACAGCGATAAATGCCGCGGCGAACTTCGCAATGCGCGATTGCAGCGCGAGCATCTTGCCGTTGATGCGCGCCAGCGCGCTGGTCAGGCGGCTGTCGTCAGCATCGAATACGGCGGTGGCTTTCGGCATTGGAGAGTGGTTGCGGGAGCCGGACTCGAACCGACGACCTCCAGCGCATGAGGCTGGCGAGCTGCCGCTGCTCTATCCCGCAGTGTGGTGGGCTGAGTTACTTCCAGCCCGCTTGCCGGAGAGCGCGTGTCAAAAGGAACTCTGCGCGCCGCAGCATCTTCTTTCCCTGGATGTTGATGGCCGACTGGATGCGCCGGTCGTAGCTATCGACGTTGGTCACGTATTTCACCGCGTTGGTTAGGATGATGCGGAAGACACGGAAGGTGTTGAGCACCGCCGCAGAACTGCGCTTTGAACCGTGGCGCGTGACCCACGCGGGCAGTTTCACGCCGAGCTTTTGAGCGCCCGCATTCCAGCCCGCGGCAAGTTCACCGACTCGCTTGAGCAGTTCGCGCTTGAGGGCGCGCAGTGCGGAGGCGTCCACCGGATACGGTTGCTTCAGATTGCGGGGATTGATGCGGCCGGTGTGCGGGTCGCGCAGGCGTTTGTGGATCTCCGCCGGGTCGGCCAGCTTCACACCTTTCTTGCGGGCCGCTGCGACCATGACGCGCGCAAGGTCGGCGATGATGGCTCCTTCGCCGGCTTTCTTCGCCGCGCTGCCCCGCTTGCCCTTCGAGGCTGGCGGCGTGATGGCGACAACTTCCTTCACGAAACCGCGAGCAGCTTCCTCGGCGAGTTCGCGCCGAGACTTCTTCACCTGTGGTGCCAGCGCCTTGATACCGCGCTGGATGGGCTTCAGATCAAAACGCAGGCGTCCGTTCATCGGGCCTCCAGTTCGTCAGCAGGGTTTCGAGTTGGTGCGTTGCGGGAGGCGCGACCGGCACCGTCCACACGTCATGCGCCCGCAGTGCGCAGTGCTGGTATTGAAGGAGCCGCGCGAGTGGCAGTTCCCAGAAGATGAAGTACTCCGACCAGCCGGTTTCTCGCGCCAGTGTGAAGACGAAGCTCGCCGTCCACACCGGCTCGATCAGTTTGGGGGCGGAGTCGGTTCCTTTTTGCTGCCGCTGGGCCGCGTAACGACCTCGATCTGCGCGGCCTCGATGGCGGTCAGGTTGTTCTCGAGTTGCTGCATCGCCGTGAACATCGCGGTCACCGGCAGTTCCAGCTCGAAAGGCAGCAGATATTCGTCCTCGAATGCCTGACGGTTTTCTCGTGCGAGCTTCACCGCCTTCTTCACCACGTCGAGCTGCTGCGATTGGATGAACAGGAACGTCGTGAGCTGCCGCTGCTTGTCGTCGGCGGAGAGTGTTTCGACCTGCTCCTTGTCGCCGCCCACGACCATCGTGAGGCCGAGTGCGCGGCAGATCGTGAGTGTGCCCGCCGAAAACGGCCGCAGCGTGATGCCGCCGGCTTCGGTCGCTGGCGTGATGAACGTGTCGATGTTGGTCTGCGTGCGTTCGTCCGTGTTCATTTTTCGAGAGCGGTGAGGAGTTCCTGGCGGCGTTCCGGCGTGGCGTCGAAGGGCACGAGCGCGAATCGTTTGCCTTTGCGGATCAGTGCGACGGGAGCCAGTCGCCCGATTTCCGCCGCGAGCAGGCCCGCGTTGCGGAAGGCGGTCGTGATGTAGGCAAACGGGTGCTCGGCGTTCTGTGTCGTCCACACCGGATCGTGCCACGCTTCGATGAGCTTCCGGGCGTCGTATTGGCCGCAGATGCTCTTGGCTTTGAGGGTCCACGTCACGAGCCGCCGCTCCGCGCCTTCGATCAATTCGCGCGTTTCGAGATACGGGCAGTCGTCATCGAGCGGGATGCCGATGGCCGTGAGTGCGGCCACGAGCCGCAGGAGGTTGAGCGCGTCCGTGTCGGTTTTCACCTCGGCGCGCAGGATGCAGAGTTGGTCGCCTTTTCGCATAAATCAGTTCACGGCCTCCGCCGTTGGGTAGTGTTTGAAGCTGTATTCCCAGCCATCGAAGTCCTCGTTGTTCTCGCTCTGCTTCACGTTGGTGATGACTGTCACGCCGCCGTTGGGCAGCCCGCTCACGCCCGGGTCGCCGACGCCAGGCACGACAGCCAGCGCACCGTGGCCTTTCACGGAGCCTTCGGTCATTTTGCGATACGGCTTCACGCGGGCGATTTCGCCGTTGCTTCCGGGCAGTTCTTTGACCTGCACGCTGTCGTCGGTTTCCACTGAATCAATGAGCGTGCCGGCGTGGCGGCTGATGCCGAATTTTACGTCGTTGGCGGGCATACCGGCGCAGTGGTGTCAATTCACGCCGGGCCGAAACCGAAGCGATACTTGAGGTTCGTGTTGAAACGAGCCTCGCCCGATGTGGGCTCGGAGCCGAGCGGCGCGTAGCCGTAAATGTGAAGCCGTCCGCTGGCGTTGAGTGCAGCGATCATTGCCGCCCGGTTCGCCAGCGTCGCGCGCACCGCCTCCACGCGCTCGCCATGCGCCGCTGCGGTCGTGTCGTGGGCTTCGCTTTCGATGATGACCCCGACCTCGCCGCGGAAGGCCGTGTCGGAGCCCGCGAGAGGTTCCGATGTGGTGCTGACGGTCAGCGCCGGGAGCTTGTGATCCGCGCCGTCCTGGCCTGTGTAGCCGTTGATAGCCGCGAGCGCCGGAATGCTTTTGAGATGCGCGAGAAGAACTTCGTCGAGGATGTGGTCGAGCATGGCTTTAATCCTCCGGCTCGACGACGAGCACGATCATCGGAAACTGCGGGTGGTCGGTGACGCGGGTGATGCGGTAGGTCGCGTCCTGAAACTCCAGCGTTTCACCGAGCCTCGGCCGCTCCGCGCCAAGCTCTGAGCGGAGCACTTTCATTGTGCAATCTCCCTTCGCCTCGAAGCCGCCGAGCCCCAAGTCTTGGCTCAGCGGGTTATCGGATACGAGCGCGTGAAGCGTTCTCCCTTTCCAGACAATCTCCTCGCCCGTGGCTGCGAGAACCTCGGCGAGCGCGGCGGCTTTTTCATTGTGCAGCGACATGTTGCCGCGCGCATGTCAAAGTGCCGACCATCCGATTATGAAGACGATCGCATTTGATGAAACTGGGAATTCCGGCGGGGATCTGACCAATTCGGAACAACCCGTTTTTTGTCTTGGCTCGGTCAACCTAGATTCTGAACAGCTAAGCGAGGTGACTGAGGCGCTCCGTTTGGTAAAGGCGCCGGAATGGAAGTTTGCAAAGATTAAGAAGACACCGGCCCAACTCCGCGCCTTAACCGAGTTACTCGAACGTTCGTGGGTCACCAGCGACGTGGTGAAGGTCTATCCAATTCACAAACGATTCATGGTCGTAACGAAGTTTGTCGATCTACTCCATGAGCCGCTTGCCAGAGAGAACGGCCTTGATCTCTACCAAAGAGGGGGAGCCTTGGCGTTGGCAAACCTCTTGGTGACGACGCTGCCAGTGTTCCTCGGGGAAACTAGATTTGCTCGGTTCCTTCAGTGCTTCGTCGATTGCGTCCGGACAGGTGGCGATCGAGAAGTGCGTCTTTTCGAATCAGAGCTGGAAAAGATTCGCGATTTTCTAATGAAGAAGCATCCCGGCCCAGTAGCGGATTCGTTTGCTCCCGCTATCCTTGGCTGTCGGCGGAAAGACCTCTGGATAGACCATCGCGATCCCGACGAACTCGATCCTTTGGTCCCGGCCTATTTTGTTCTCGTCCTTAAATGGAGCGATTCCTTCAGCGGAAGCTTCACTGTTCTTGCAGATGAGTCGAAGGCAGTCGCGAGACAGCGTGAACATTTGATGAGACTGGCGGACCCTTCCATCAAACCGCAGTTAATCCCGATTACCGGCGGTGAATATGCCTCATATCCTCTCAAGGTAACCGAGATTGTGACGACTTGCTCGCAGAGGTCTAAACAGGTGCAATTTGCTGACTTGGTCTGTGGAGCTGCGAACCACGTCCTAATCGCAATCGCCTCGCGCAAGCCGCTCGACGACATTCAGCAGCGGCTACGAAATGTTTTCTTCGGGAAGCCACTCTTTGTCGGCGCGATGTGGCCTTCAAGTGAGGTAACTCCTGAAGGCGTTGAGGCCGACCACGTAGTCGGTGAAACAGCCGTCGGTTTCGCAGTTCGCGTTCTCGGTGCGCACCGTCCTTCGCCATGACCACCCCCGAAACGACCTGAAGGAGAACCACGGTGCGGGATGGGAGCTAAGCACGGAAAGCCCCATTGCCGTTTCCAGCAATGGGGCTCGCAACCACCGAATGATGTCTGTCGCGCTTACGGCTTCACGATGCGCTTGATACCGCCGGCGATGGCCTGCTTCCAGCCGTAGAGGCACTCCACGGTGACGAAGATGCGATTGCTCTGCGTCTCGGTGTAGCGCAGGTAGCCGAAGGTCAGGCCCGTCTCGGGGTCGGTGACGGCACCGGCCTCGTCGTATTCGGCGACGGGTTCGAGGTAGCGCATGGCGACTGCGAGGCCGCTCGGGTGCGCCGCGAAGCCGACGAGCTTCTCGCCGTTCTCCGGCAGGATGACCGTCTCGAAGATGTCGAATCCACCCAGTCGGCGAATCTGCGCTTCGACCACGCCGGGCTGCGCGATGGGCACCATGAAGCTCTTGGCCACGATGTCGTCGCCAAGAAGCTGCGTGAAATACGCACCGTCGAGCACAAGCGAGCGGTCGGTCACCGGCATCTTCGCCGTGCTGCACGCTTCGCGCACCGCGAGCACCTTCTTGTAGTTGAAGTTCGCGGCGAGGATCGGGTCGATGGCCGGTGCGCCGTAGGGATCGGCGGTGATGGCCGAGAAGATGTCCTGGAGCACGTCGGTCGCGAGCTGCTTGACCGCGCTGGCCACGAGCGTTTCGAGCACGTTGAGCGCCGTCTCGCTCGCCTCACGGGCGGTGACGTGGACGGTCTTGAACTTGTGCTTGTTGAGCTGCACCGGGATGACCGAGACGGTCGAATCCGCGTTGTTGGTGTAGCTGCCGGCGAACTCGCTGGACTGCGACGGAGCGCCGACCACAGGCACGCGCACGGTGTCGAGTTTGTCCGCCGGTTCCGGCGAAAAGTTCGTGGAGAAGGCGCGCAGCGGGAGCAGTCCGGCCATCCACGGCTGGAGCGCGTTCTGTGCGACTTTGATGTCTTTGACGTTGGTGAGAGTATTGGACATGGCAGTAGGTGGTTATTGGGCGTTGAGGATGAGAGTGCGCTGTTCGGGAGAGAGGGAGCGCCAGAACTTGGTCTGCTCCTTCGGGTCGGTGATGGCTTTGAACTTCGTGACGAGTTCGGTGGCCTTGGTGTCGCCACGAGAGGTGACGGGAAGCGGCTGGGGGCTGGCGGCGCCGTAGCGTTCGGCGGCGATGCGTTCCGCCGTCTTGGCTTCGGCTTTGAGCTTCTCGACCTCGGCGGTGAGAGCGGAGAGCTGCTCCTTCGCCTTGGTGAGTTCGTCGGCGGCGGTGGCGGCGGAAGTGAGCGATTGCTTCGCCGTGGCGAGATTGTGCGCAAGCTGGTCGCGCTGCTCGGTCAGCTCGCCGCTGGCGAGGGTGAGCGTTTCCTTCTCCTTGGTGAGTGCGACGATCTGCGCCTTGAGGTCGTCGGATTGTTTGGCCGCTTCGCTCAGGAGTGTGGAGCCGGCATTGGCGTCCGCTTCCAGGTGCTTCACCCGAGCGAGGGCGTCTTCGAGTTGTTCGTCGATGGTTTTCATCTGTGCCCGGATTTGGGTGTCAACTGGCCGGCTGCTTTACGTGCCGCTCGCGGAGCTTCATCAGCGCGGTGGCCCGATCCTGCACCACGCCCGAGGTGAGCGAATTGTAGGACGCCTTCCGGCCCGAGAAGCACTGGCCTTCCATCACGTCCGGCGTGATGCGCCGGCCCCGCGCGAGCACGGCCGCTTTGAAGTCTGCGTAGATTTCGTCGATGTCGGCTTGCAGCCAGGCCCGCTGCTCGTCGGTGAGCGAGACGCCGGGCACGCCGACGCTCTTGTATTTGCCGGCGGCGAACAACTCGACCTTCACGCCGGCCTGCTCGAACGCCTTCGATTCATCGAGCATCGGCAGCAGCACGCCGATCGAGCCGACCCGTGCGCTGGGCGTGGCGAAGACGGCGTCCGACTGCGATGCGATCCAGTAGGCCGCGCTGCACATCTGGCCGTCGGTGAAGGCGTAGGTGTATTTCGCCTTCGAGACATCGGCCACGAGCGCGGCCAGTTCCGGCGTGCCATTCACGGTGCCGCCGGGCGAATCCACGTCGAGGAAGACGGCCTGCACATCCTTGCGGTCGCGCGCTGCGACAAACGCGGCTCCGACATCCTCCATGTCGGTCGCGCCGAGCAACAGGCGGGAGAAGAAGTCCGGGCGCTTCATCAGCGCGCCGTGAATGGTCACGATACCCACGCCGCGCTCGACGGTGAGCAGCGCGGGTGGCGCGGTCGGTTGAGGCGGATCAGTGAACAGGCCGAGATTGCCAGCGGCCCGGCACATGGCGGCGTGCGCCTCCGGCGTGATGAGCCAGGGCTGGTAATGGATGGCGTGAAGAAGCGGCGTCACGCCGGGCCGCGGCTGTCAATTCTTCGTGTCGGACTCCGCCAAAAACCAAAAGTTCGTGTCGACACGAACTTATCCCGGCTGCCGCACGCCGCTCACCGCTGGTGGGTCTTCGATCTCGCCGACGACCGGTGTGGCCGCGATGCCGCCGCTCGGCTTCCAGAGCATTTCGATTGGCACATTGTATTTTTCGGCCAGGTCGAGCAGCGCGCGGGCGTTGCGCGCGCGGATTTCCATTTCCTCGCCGAAATCCATGCCCTGCTCGGCGAAATGCTCACTGAGGGTCTTCAGGCCCATCTCCACGTCGGCCCGGTTTTGCTGCGCCTCGCGCCCGGCATCGACGGTGATGCGGCGCGGTGTGGTGAACGCGACTTTGGTCCAGTCCGGAACTGCATCGAGCCTGTCATTCGCAATCGCGTCGCCGATGACGAAGAACCACACCGGCTTGAGGAAGCGTTCGATCAGGATGAGCTGGCGGTAGGAGAAGCGGCGGTCCGCCTTTGCCACGACGAGCCGCACACCGGCACCGCCCACCTTGCTCGAGTCGGCGGCGAACTCGAATGGGATATGGCCGAGTGCGGAGTCGCGGCGCAGATGTTCGAGGAAGCCCGTGAATGTGGGGCTGGGCCGATTCGGCTGAAAGCTGTCGAGGGATTCGCCGGGCTTCAGCGCGACGAGCTTCCCGCCCATGATCTTCTGCAACGCACCCGGTTCGCTCTTCTCACCGTTGGCAGCCGGCTTGCCGATGGCGAAGTCGCCATCCTCGTCGAGTTCCCCGCGCTCGGTCTTGAGAATGCGGGACACGTCCGCGTTGTCTTTGACCGCGTGCTTTTCCAAGGCCAGCAGCTCCATCTCGTCGAGGATGTGATTGATTGAGTGCTGCAAGGCGGGTGCCTGGCGGACAGCACTCGCGTATTCCGGCTCGAAGACGTGGAGCATCAGATGGGCAGGCACGTCTTTGAAGCCGCCATCATCGAGGAGCACGCGGTAGAAGGCTGGTGCGCCAAAATCATCAAAGCCGATTCCGTCTTCCGTGTCGTTTTGATCCGCATCGCCGATGCGGTGCGACTCGATGAGTTGAAGTCGCAGCGCGCCGTCGCGGTTCCGCGTCTTGTGGACGAAGTATTCGCCGTCCACATCCATGCCGCGGCAGACGAGCGCCTGGCATTCGGCAAAGCAGAAGCGTTTGCTGACCTCACATTGAGCCGCCCACTGCGCGAAGTATTCCTCGGCGGCCTTGTTCCACTCGGTATTGCCCGAAAGCGCCTGGGGCTTGATGCCGTCGCCGGTGGCGTAGATCGCCATGTTGCCGACCAGCTCGCGCACGAAGCCGGAGTTCTTGTGGAGGTAGCGCGAACGGCGGACCAGTTCCCGGCGCACGCCGGGCAGCAGGTCGAGCTTTGCATCACGCGGAGCCGCACCTGGCACCCGCCCGCGACGCGGCGATGGGTTCGCAGATTCATAGGGACTGAACCACGCGCGCGGCAGGATCGCAGTGATGATAGAACGGAGCAGGTTCATTTTGGCAGATGGCCGACGGCCTCGCTCGTGCCGACACGAATGGGCCGTCCGTAGATTTCCGGTGCGAGCTTCCGCAGTGCCGTCTGGCACGCGGCGATGATCGCGTGGATCTCGTCGATGCGCCGTTTCTGCACCGACGACCCAGATTCCGACCACGCCGCGAGCGTGCGCTTCAGCTCCGCTTTCTGCGCGGCGAGGATTTCCTCCACCTCCTCACGGGTGAAGCCGATGCTGTAGTCGAGAGCGGCCATTCGGGTTATGCGAACGCGGACTTCCCGAGCGCACGGCGGGCGCGCAACTCAGCGAGCATGTCGCGCTCGCTCAGGTCACGAGCCCATGCCGGCCGGAGCTGAAAGTGCGGCTCGTCCTGAATCGTCTTCCAGTTGCCGCCCCATTCGAGGCCGAGCTTCATGCCGATTGCTCCCACTGCTTTGTAGGCTGGCGATTCGTCCAGATAGCGGCCGCCTTCAAACACGCCGATGTCGAAGGCGATGCCGAAGTTGTGATTGGAATAGCCGCCGCGGGCGTTCGTGACGACGCGACCGGGCTTCGTCCGGCCCTGCTCATAGAGGGCGTTCTGCTCCTCATAGGTGCGCGTGCCAGAAATCACCTTGATGGCAATGCCGATGGCTGCGGCGCTCTCGATGAGGGCGCGTGCGAGTGGCTGAACCTGCGGGAGCAGCGTGGCGATGTTTCGCTCACTGCGTTCATCGGCAAGCGTTCCCGTCCCGGACGAAACCGGCGGCTCGCCCACGATGGCGCGATGGATGGCATTCCACGTCTGCGGCCCGGGATTGCCGTCCACGGTGACACCGACTTTCGCCTGCACCGCACGGATGGTGGCATCGAGCGTCATTTCGCGTAGCCCCCCTTCTTCGGCAGCGCGAACTGCACGGCCGCATTGCCGTATTGAGGGTTGTCGTATTCGACCCGCCAGGTGGTGCCACAGCCGCTGAAGAGCAGCGCAACCACCACGACGACGAGGAACCCGAGGACGAGCTTGAGCGGATAGAAAAGGGAGTCCTGCTTCATGCCGTCTCCGGCGCGTCAACTGCGGCATCTTCCGGCGCGGCATCCGGGGACACGACCGCCTCCCTCCCGATCAGCTTGAGCATCGTCGCGGCGGCGGCCTGCATGGCCTCACAATCGAGGTAGTGGTTGGGTCGCTTACCGACCTGCTTCCAGATCCACTTTCCGCCGTCCTTCACGCGCTGCTCGCTCTCAAGCTGCGCGAGATATTCGTCGTCGATGTCGTCCGGCACTTCCCACGTCGCGCCGCGCTCCGGGTCCTGATTGCGGCGGAGCCGGGCCAGCGTGTCCTTGATATTGAGGTTGCTCCAATAATGGACGTAGCAATGCCGTGCGTGCCCGAGGACAACCTTGCGCCTGGGCGAATAGAAACGCTGGACGCTCTTCCCGCTCTTGGTCCGGTGAACAAACATCGCGCGCCGGTCGCCCATGAGCGCGACCCAGCCGCGTTCCGCGCACTCGCGATACACGTCGTAGGTTGCGTGGCCGGCATCGAGAAACACGAGGCTCGGGTGGATGCCGAAACGCGCCTGCATCGCCTCCACGTCCTCAAAAGTCAGAATGCGTTCGTTCCAGACGAGGCGGGAGGAACCGTTCGCGCTCCACGATCGGACCACGGCGAAAAGGTGATCCATCTGGCAGTCCACGGTCAGGATGCGCAGCGGTGCGGAGATGTCGCCCGGCTCAAATGGCGCCGCGACGAGTTGGCCTCGGGCGTTCACCCCGGCTTCATCCTCCCAAAGCTCGCCCTTGTGATAGCCGCTGCGGGTGATCTCGAGCTTGTAGTCCTCGGCATACTCGCGCCAAGGCAGCGCGAGCCGCTTTTGGTAGAACTGCTTGAGCGCGCTGATGTCGCCACGCCGGGCAACGGCTTTCGCCCGCAGATACAGCTCCGCAAGCGCGCCCCAGCTCATCGTGCAGAGCGCGTTCCAGTGGAATCCGACGCTTTCCTTCGCGGCGCGCGGGTTCTGCACGATGAAGCGCCCCGTTGCATTCAGCTCGCGCCGCGTGCGGTCGCTGTCGTCGAAGTAAAAGTTGCATGACGCGCAACGCATCGCCGCCGTGCGACGGACCTCGGCGTAGTCCCACTCGCCAGCTTCATCGCGTGCCGACTTCGACCATTCGATCTGTTCCCAAAGCCACGGCTGCCGGGTGCCACAATGAGGGCATTGGAATGTCCACTCCCGCATGTCCGTCGTCTCGAACTTGCGGTGGGTGTCGTCGTTCTCCTCGCCGCCCTGCGACATGAACAGGCATTTGCCCAGCCAGCCGAACGCGGTGACGCGCGCCTCGGCCTCGGCCATGTGACCCACAGGCCACCGCCAAGTTTCATCGCCGATGAGCCAACGGATCGAGCGGCGCTGGAGGTTCGTCTTGTTGTGCGCGCCTAGCACCCAGAGTGTCATGCCGTTGCGGAAATGAATCGTCGTGTTGCGCTTCTTGTGCCGGTCGCTAGGAAAGAGCGACTTCACCGGCGCGCAGTCCTCGAAGAGCTTGTGCAGCCGCGACTCCGCCTGGTCTTTCGCGTCGTCGTCGGTCTGGTCGAGCCACAGGGTCGGGCCGGGCAGATTCGCGATGATGTGGCAGAGGCCCAACTCACCGACGCTCGTCTTGCCTGCCTGAATCGCGGCGATGATGAACACCAGGCGGACACGCGGATCGATCAGCGCTTCCAGTGGCTCGCGGATCTGCGGCGAATTGTCGGAGCGAAAGCGGCCGGGAATCGGCGAATACGGAATCGAGCCAATGTGCTGTTCGGCCCACGCCCACGGCGGGCGTCGGTCCGGTGGTTTCCAAGCATCCCGCCAGATTTGTTGAAGCTGCGTCACGCCAGGCGGCGAGCGTCAATTAAGGATACAAGGCCGATCGGACGGATATAATGGGGAGGTGCGCATCACACTCCATCAAGTCATCTGCCTCGCCGCCTCGCTGCTTCTGAGCGCGTGCGCTTCCAATCCCATGAAACCTCTTGCCACCGTTCCGAAAGTCGAAGTGCCACGTTACATGGGCAAATGGAACGAGGTCGCGCGTCTGCCGATGTTCTTCCAACGCGGCTGCATCAAATCCACCGCCGAGTATGAGCTGAAACCTGACGGCACGGTTTCCGTGACGAACCGCTGTTTGAAGGACGGCAAGCCGAAGCAGGTACGAGGCACCGCGACGGTGGTCGATGCCAAAACGAACGCCGTGCTTGAGGTCCGGTTCAACGAGTGGTTTTCCGTGTTCATTCCACGCGCCCGGCAGGGCAATTACTTCATCGTGTGGCTCGCGCCGGATTACTCGACCGCCGCGGTTGGCACGCCCGACAGGAAATGCCTTTGGATACTGGCGCGGCAGCCCGCCCTGCCGGCTGCGACCTACCTTCAGATCGTCGAGCACTGCCGCAAGCTGGGGTTTCCCGTGGAAAACCTGATCGTGGAGACGGCTCAGGCGCACTGACGTTTCAAGCCGACTCGCCGCCCTGGTGCAGGATGGTCAGCACTTCGTCGATGGCTTTGCGGCACTCCTCCTGAATGCCGGTCGCATCGAGGCCCGAGAGGATCGGCGGCAACTCGTTTTCAAATTTGCGGCGGAGCAGCGCCGTGGCCTGGCCGACCAGATTCGTCCAGTCTGCGCGCACTTGCTCCACCGGAATGAAGTCGCCGCGCTTTACCGCCAGCCGCAGCTCGCGCTCCTCGACCTCGGCGAGGAGCTTTCGCGCCTTGAGCGCCTGCTGCACATCGGGCGTTTCCTCTCCGCCCTTGAGCCCTCGCTGGCGCATGAACTCACGCCACTGCGCCACCTCATGCAATCCGCTCGATGTTGCTTTCGGTGCGTCCTCGAATTTCTTCCAGCCGTTGATGGTCTGACGCGTGACCTTCAGAGCCACCGCCAGCTCCACGAAGTTGCGCACAAACGCCGGACCGTCACCACCCGCACCCGCGGCCATCGACTGCAACATCGCTCGCTCGGCGCGGCTGATCTTGCCACCCGCCTGCACCCGCTTGACGAGATTGGCGAAGTCGCGGTTGAGGAGTTTTTTGGCTACGTCCGGCGGAATGGCGTCCATGCGCCCCGCCGGGCGTCAAAAGCCGAAAGTTCGTGTCGACACGAACTTTTGCTTTTTGGCGAAGCGCCTCAGCGCTTCTTTTTTGGAGCCTGGATGATGGCGAGCATGGCGTTGAGTCCGAAGCCCTGCGGCATCGCGCGCTCCTGCTCCCAGTTTTCCAACGACCGTCGCGAGATACCCAGCTTATCCGCCGCTTCCTGCTGCGTGTAGTCGTTTTCCTCCCGCCACGCGACGAGCGTCTTGGCGAACTTTTTGTGCTTCATTCTTGGAGGTCGTAAAGGTTGCCCCAGAGCTTCGAGTAAGCTGCTGACTTGTCTGCCTGATCGGGCTTCGCGTGGATGCGTGACTTAAAGTTCGAGTAATCAATCGCGGTCGCGAGTTTCGCCATGACTTCGCTCACATCAGGCTGGCCGCAGACGATCCGGTAGCGGTAATCGCCGCTCTTGGTTTCGATGATGGGCCACTGCGCGCCACAGAGCTTGAGGAGATTCTCCATATCGTGACGCAGGCGCCCCCGAATGTGAAATTCGCCGGGTTTCTTTTGAACGATGGAGAAAAAGCCGTGTTGTGTGCAAAGCCACATGGCCTGGAGACTACGCACCATGCGGAGTGGGCCGCAAGTTTGACACGCGCTTCGCGGCGTGAAGATCCACTGCGCCCACAATGCCCTCGTCGATCCGGCGACACTCAAGCCGAACCCGGTGAATCCGAACCGGCACAGCGCGCATCAGATTCAGCTTCTGGCATCCATCATTCAGGAACAGGGCTGGCGCGGGCCGATCACGGTGAGCAAACGTAGCGGACTGATTGTTCGCGGGCACGGACGCCTCGAGGCCGCGTTGCTGATGGGCGCGGAGAAGGTTCCCGTCGATTATCAGGACTACGCGAGCGAAGCGGAGGAACTCGCAGACCTGCTCGCTGACAATCGTCTCTCGGAACTCGCTGAGCTGGACGAGGACGACCTCAAGCGGGTGATCGAATCCATCCGCGAAAGCGACCCTTCGTTCGACGTGGAACTCACGGGCTTCATGGAAGACGAGATTGCGCGCCTCTACGATGAGAAGCCAGAGGACGACGTGGAGACGGTGCCGCGCATGGAGATCCAGGCATTCGAGCACCACGACTACTTGGTCTTCATGTTTCACGATCTTCGCGACTGGATGCTCGCGCTTCAGCTCCTCGGCGTCCGCGAAGTCGATTTCTCAATCACCCGCAAAACCAAAAAAATCGGCCTCGGCCGTGTGCTCCATGGAAAACGAATCCTCGACCTCGCCCGCCGCTGTGGCAGCGCCACTGGCGAAACCGCCGGCGGAAATCAACCGTCTCTCCCCGAAGGACTGGCCGGAACTGGCTCCGTTGAGCCTGCGCCTGGTGATCATGTCGCGCAGCCGCCCGCGGTCGATCACCAGCCACCGCCTGTTCCCGACGGCGACGCTCGTCGTTCCCGAAAGCGAGCTGGTTGATTACGCTTCCATCCCGCTGGAGAAGGTCACGATTCCCGATGAAGTGACCGGCGTGAGCGCCGTGCGCAACTGGATCGTCGCGCACTTCAAGGAGGACGCCCTCGTGATGCTCGACGACGACATCACGGCCTGCGTCTGCATGGTGTCGCTGCGCTGCCGCAAGCTCTCGACCGATGAGACGCTGGCTATGCTGGAAAACTCCGCCTACGGCGCGCGCGGCGCCGGGGCACGGTTGTTCGGCTGGCACCAGCGCAGCGATCCGAGGCTGCTTCAACGCAATGATCCGTTCGGCGTTCACCATTGGGTCGGAGGCGCTGTGGGCGTCGTGCGCGATGCCAATGGTGGAGTGCCGAAATGGGATGAACTGCTCAAGTGCAAGTGCGACATCGACGCCACGCTGGAGGAATTGATGGTGAATCGCCTGGTCTGGAACGAGGCGCGCTTTTGCTTCGTGCAGGAGCGCGACAAGAACCTCGGCGGAAATTCGCTGTTCCGCTCCGCCGAGCGCATCGCGGCGGAGAAGCGCTACCTCAAGCGGAAGTGGAAAGCCCACATCCGGTTCGAGAGTTACCAGAGTCAGGACAAGACCGCGATTGATGTCCCGCGCCGCCAGTCCTTCAGCCTCGATGCTTAGCGATGCAAATGGAGCCAATCAGCGTTGGACATCACGCGGCTCGGACGACGAGCAGGAAGGCATGTCCAATTCTCCATCGTCCGACCGCTCGCGGCACCCCTCAACACCCCCCTTTCTTTTTGGCCTCACGTTTTTGGCGAACGAAAATCAAGACATGCGATTTCTAACTAAACGAGGCTATGAGTTTGGTGAGGTTTCCTCGGCGATGCAGAAGGCTATTCGTCGCGGAGACACTCGCCTTGCGGGATATTGGGCGCTGGAACTCTGGGCCAGCGGCTACGGCAACTATGTGTGGAAGCGTCTCCTGACTGTCAGTGCGGAGGATTGCTGGGGGATTCTGACTCAGGAGGTAAAGGCTCTGCATGATGGCTACGCGCTTGTGAACGCCAACGTGCCCGCGAAGCAGGCGAAGGGCCGCATCTTCATCAGCAAGGCCGTGATCCTCCTGTGCGCGGCGAAGAAGAATCGCGACGCCGACCATTTGCAGAACTTTGTTTATGACCAGTGCGCGGGTCTTGATGCGGACAAGCTCGCCGCCGATCTGGTGAAAGCGGGCCGCGAGAAGGTGCCGGACTACGCCTTCGACTGCCACACGCAGAAAGGACGGCGCATGGGGAAGACGAAGGCGGAATTCTTCCGCGATGAACAGGCGGCTCTGGAGCCGTTCCAGCCGGGTCTCTTCGACGATCTCATCGACGGCTAAGTGGCGGGCATTCGTCTGCCTTGGGCGGTATATCACCATACCACCCGCGGCTGCCGACTCCTTTGCGGCTGATTAAATCGAAGGCCAATTTAGGGCGATAAACGAGCGGGCAGCGGGCGAGCATCTTTTCCGCAAATGGTGCGGGCCGATAGCAGGCAAATGGCTCGCCTTCATCTTTCGCGCCAACCGAACGGCGCTCGAAAACATGGTGAAAAATATGGAGAGGCAAACGGATGGACTCCGCGAGGGGCGGCGGACGAGGCAAGGCCATGAATACGCAATCCACCAACGCCCCAGCCGGCAGGCGCACTGAATTCGTCGGCACCTTCATCAAAGCCTCGGGCGCAGCGCGCACGATGCGCTTCACCACTTCACCGGACAAGCTCCGTGGCGGCGGTCTCATCACCGTCTTCGACGTGGAGCGCGGCGGTCTGCGGAAGTTCAACCTCACCACGCTCGTTGGACGGCTGAGCGCGGTCACACCGGACGGGCAGCTCTCTTTTTGCGCCTGAACTCCGCACACTGCGTATGAACGACCCCATCCGATTCATCCTCGCCGGGAACGCGGTCTTCACGGTCGAGAACACGGCCACTGGCAACCGCTTCACTTTCAAGGTGCGCAAGCCCGATGACACGAAGCCCCACTTCGTGAGCGTCCTGACCGGCCCCAACAACGAGAACGACTACTCGTTCCTCGGCACGGTCTTCACGCCCGAGCGTTACCACCACGGGCGACGCTCGCGCATTGCCCAGGATGCGCCGAGCGCGAAGGCATTTGAGTGGCTGTTTCGACAGTTGAGCGCCGGTCATCCGCTGCCGCCACAGGTGCGGCTGTGCCATTGCGGAAAGTGTGGCCGTTGCGGGAGGACGCTGACCGTGCCCGAGTCCGTGGAGTCGGGCTTCGGCCCTGAGTGCATCAAGGCCATCGAGGGAGGCGGGCGATGAGGACGCTCCGCCGGTTGATGCACGCCTTTTTCGCGGAGGCGCTCGCCGATCTCGGCGCGCTGCTCCGCAGCCTAGACCAGAAACCAAAAACCAAACGATGAACCACATCACCAAGCCGATGCTCGCCGGCAAGTGCGAGCGCCCCGATGCCCTCAGCTTCCCCGTGCTTGCCACGCCGAAGCTCGACGGCATCCGTTGCCTGAAGATCAACGGGCGCGCCCTGACGCGCTCGTTCAAACCTGTGTCCAACCGCTTCACTCGCGGGTGGATTGAAACGAACCTGCCCGACGGCCTCGACGGCGAGCTGATCGTCCGCGGCACCACGTTCAGCGAAACCGCCGGCCACATTGGGCGCGAGTCCGGTGAGCCGGACTTCACGTTCGCCGTGTTCGACTACGTGAGTGACGGCGTGGATGTGCCCTATGCTTGCCGGATGCAGGAACTCAAGCGCCTGCCGGAGTTCGCCCACGTCGAGAAAATCCTGCCCGTGGAGATCCGCGATGCCGCGCATCTCGCCGCGTATGAAGAGCAGTGCCTTGGCGAAGGCTACGAGGGTGTGATGATCCGCACGCCGGACTCGCCATACAAATGCGGGCGTTCAACCGAGCGCGAGGGCTGGCTGCTCAAGATCAAGCGGTTCGAGGACGCTGAGGCCGTGGTGCTCGACACCTACGAAGGGATGAGCAACCTGAATGAGGCGCAGCGGGATGCGTTCGGGCGGACCAAGCGCAGTTCGGCGCAGGCGGGCAAGGTGGGCCGTGGCGAACTCGGCGGATTCGTGGTCAGCGCCGTGGATTCCAACGTGGTGTTCCGGTTGGGCTACAACCATGTGCTCGGCGGGATCGACCGCGTCACACTCTGGGAGCAGCGCGCTTCGTTAGTCGGGCGCATGGTCAAGTTTAAGCACCAGCCGAGCGGCGCGAAGGAAGCGCCGCGCTTTCCGAAGTTTGTCGGATTCAGGGAGGCGTGGGACCTGTGAGCCACCCACCAATGGTGCGGAGCGATAGCAGGCTTCCGGCTTACACCCACCTTTCTCGCCAACCGAAGGCTGCTCCGAAAAATGGTGCAAAATATGGCGATCACTTCGGCTTCCCGTTCGCGGGTCGTCTGAACGAGGCAAGGGCATGTCTGCAACATCCACCACAAGCCATGCGCGAAAGCTACGCACTCTGCGTAGTCTGCGGAAACCCGAGGACGTTGAAGCGATGAACATTCGCTTTGGCGTTGAACTTGAAACCAAAGTGCCGCGCACGTGCGGCCTCGCCGTCGGCGGCTACCACGCCGGTTATCCGGTGAGGACGGGCCGTGCGACCAACGGGCAGGAACTCGCCGCGCCCACCTTCAACGGTGCGACGTGGCGGGCCGACCGCGACGGTTCCATTACCTGCGAAGCGAACGAGATGCCCTGCGAATTCGTGTCGCCCATTCTCCACGGGATTGAGGGCGTCGAGTCGCTCTGCCGGTTCATGGAATGGATGAATGCGATCGGCGCCACCGTCGATAATTCGTGCGGTGTCCATATCACCGTGGGCATCGAGTCGGTGATTGGCAGCCGCGAGGCGGGCAAGGTGAGCGAGTTTGTCCGCAAGCTCGCGCACATTGCCCAGTGGCACGCGATGTCGCTCTACGGCCAGACGGGCACTGGACGCCACCTGAGCCGCTACAGCCACACGCTCGCCGCCGACGTGGAGCGCCACATGCGCAAGATCGTCAACACGAGCAGCGTCGCGGACAAGGAAGCCGCCGCCGCGGCCTGCGGGCGCGGGATGCTCAACTTCCAAAAGTCCTTTCGGATGCGGGGCGATGAGTATGTGGGCGCGGTGGAGTTCCGCGTGTTCGCCGGAACCACGAGCCTCGTGAAAGTGCTGCATCACTTGGGCAGCGTGCTCGGGCTCTGCCGCCGGGCTGCGCAAGTGCAGTGCCTTGGCGCCTTCCGGAAGAACAAGCTGCAAGCCAAGCGCACGCAAACCGCCGAGAGCGCGGTGCAATTCCTGTGGGATTACCTCGGGTGGACCGGCGGCGCGCGGCCCTGCGCGTTGGGGCTGTTCGGCCGGCTGCACCGTGAGTTTCCCAGTTACGGCCACGAGGCGCTGCGCCTCTGCCGCAAGTTCGATGAGCGCTACCCGGAGGCCCGGCTGTGAGCGCGTCCCTTTCCTCAACCTCAATCCATTTCCAGCCATGTGTGTCGTCCTAATCTGTCCGCCCAAGCAACGCCCTGACCTGACCATCCTGCGCGCGTGTCACGCCGCCAACCCGCACGGCGCGGGCGTGGCATGGCGCGACAAGCGCCGCATCCACTGGCGCAAGGCTCTCACGCCCGGTGAAGTGAACCACCTGATTCAGCAGGTGCCCGGCGAAGTGATCATCCATTTCCGTTGGGCCAGCGTCGGCGGAGTGGAGCCGCTGCTCTGCCATCCGTTCCCCGTCACAGCGGAGGCGGCGCTCGGCTACGAAGGGCTCTGCAAGTCCGTGCTCTTCCACAACGGGACGTGGGGCAACTGGGAGGCTGCGCAGGAAATCATCGGCGACCTCGACGGGCCGATGAGCGACAGCCGCGCCGTGGCCGCGCTCGTGCATCACAAGGGCAGCAAGCCGCTCAAGAAGCTGCCGGGCCGGTGGGCAATCATGCACGCCAAGGAGATTGAGTTGTTCGGAGACTGGCAGCCGTGGCGCGGCTTCCTTGTCAGCAACACGAGCTTTCTGCCCTACCTCACCGCGAGCGCCGGGCGCGCATCATTTTCGACGCGAACTCCGCACTCTGCGGAGCCGCGTCGCAAACCGAGTCCAACGGGAAACATGGGTCAGCTCCCGCTGGCGCTCGGCAATCACCAAAGCTGACCCGCAACACAGAAACCAAATGAAGTTGTTCAAATTGATCGCCAGCAAGGCTGGCAAAGTCGTCTTCGATGATCGCATCGAGGCCGAGAATCCGCGCACGGCGCGCGAGCAGATGAAGTCGCTGCTCGGGCTCCAGTCGCTCACCGGCGTGGTCTATTCGATCACGGAAATCCCCGTCGAACTCATCCGCGAGATCGTGACCGCCAAAGTCCTCGAGATCGTGGGCAGCCGCCGCGGCGGCGGCTCGACCATCGACGTGAGTCGCATCGTCAACGACGCCGCGAATGTCGCCGTCAGCGATAAGTTCCGTCCGATCGAGCAGCGCCTCGCCGCGCTCGAAGGCCGGCAGGGCGCGGTCTCAACGAACGGGGCTCACTCCACATCCAGCCGTCGCTTCGATGCCTTCCAACGCGATTCCACGCGCTCCCGTGAAACCGATACATCGGCCACCAACGGGCGCAGTGCGGAGCCGGAAGCGCCGTTGCCAGCGACGACGGACTGGCGGGCTGTGAAGCGCTTCTACAAGCACTGCCGCAGCCCGAAGCAGACGGCGGCGCACTTCGACCTGTCGATCAACACCGTGAAGGCGCGCGTGCGCCGGGAGGGCTGGTAGCGTGATGGTCACAGTCACTCGCTACGGAACGCGGCATTGGGCCGTTTGGCTCGACGGCGAGCTGGTGGTGGTCGCGCTCTACAAAAAGGGCGCGGCCACCGTGGCCGGCAAGCTGCGCGAGTTGGTCAGTCTGAAAGGAGGCGCGTATGCGACTGCGGCTTAACTCACGAAACGGCCACAAGCCGCTGCGGCTGAAGCCCGAGCCGAAACCGTCGCCGATGAACTGGCGGCCGCAGACGGCGGAAGACCTGATTGGTCAGGCCCGCTCGGTGTGCGCCGCCCAGGTCGCGAAGGCGCGGCGTGTGCGCGATACGCGCAATGCGGCGTGCAAGCTCCTGCTCTACGGCCCGCCGGGCGTGGGCAAGACGACCGTGGCCGAGCTGGTCGCTGGCGAACTGACCGGCACGGCGCTCGGCATCGAGAGCTTCAACGGCAAGGAAGTGACGGTTGATGCCGTGCGCGACTGGATGAGCACGCTGCCCTACGGGTCGCTGTTCTCCAACTGGTCGGTGAAAATCATCAACGAGCTAGACCGCTGCTCGAAGGACGCGCAGGACATCCTGCTCACGTATCTCGACAAGCTGCCGCCCGGGAAGGCGCTGATCGGAACGAGCAACCTGCAACTCGATCTGCTCACGGAGCGGTTCCAGACCCGGTTCCAGTCGATCAAACTGACGGCGCCGGGCACCGAGGAAATCGCCGAGTTTCTGCGGGCGCACTGGAAAGTGCCGCGTGATGTGGCTCTGCGGATTGCCGTCGGGAGCGGCGGCTGTGTGCGCGCGGCGATGGCCGATCTGGAGACCTGGCTCGATGTGGAAGGAGGCGGATTGCTGTGAGTGAGATCCGCTGCCGCTACTGCGGAAGGCCCAGCGAGGACCGTTCGGGCGTTTGCTCCCGCTGCGAACGCACCTACGAAAAACACCCGCGACTCAACTTTCGCGCCAAGCGCCAGGGCGCTGCGCAAATGGAGAAAAATATGGAGACGCTCAGCGATGGACTTCCGCGAGCGGCGCGAACGAGGAGGAAGGCCATGAACGCAAACCAATCCACCGACCACGCGCGCGGGGCTGCGGCCCAGCGCGATGCCACCGTCCAAAAACTCGAAGCGGCGCTGCTCGCCCAGCACGAGCAAGCCCGCGCCAAGCTGATGCTGGCGCTCAACTGCGGCGTCAATGACGCCCAGCACGCGACGGCCTTCGCGCAGGCCGCTGCCGCCTGCTTCGAGCGCGCCGCCGCCCTCGCGGAAGCGCGCATCATCGCCCTGACGACGACCACTGAAACCCAGAAACACTCAACTCACTAATCCTATGCCTGAACACGAACACGAAATCCCACCGGATGCCGCCACGGCGGCAGACCATCGCAATCCGCGCCGTCGCAACAACGGCGCAAACAACGGCGACGCGCCCGACCTCGGCGTGCTCGTCACCCCGCAGCCGCACCACGCGCTCGACGACCTCGTGCTCCACGCGGACGTGCGTGACGACATCGCCGCGGGCCTGCGCGCCATCCAGCGTCGCGGCGACCTCGAAGCCATCTGGAACATCAGCAAGCTCCAGCCGCAGGACGGCCGGTGCATCCTCAATTTCCACGGGCCGCCGGGGACGGGCAAGACGCGCGCCGCTCTGGGCGTGGCGCTGCGGCTCGGCCAGCCACTCTACCAAGTGGACTACAGCGCGGTGATCTCGAAATACCTCGGCGACACGGCCAAGCACATCGCGGCGTGCTTCAAGCGCGCGAGCGAACTCGGAGCGGTGCTCTTCTTCGACGAAGCGGACTCGCTGCTCTCGCGCCGTGTGAACATCGGGGAAAGCTGCGCGACCAGCATCAATCAGAACCGCAACGTGCTGATGCAGGAACTCGACCGGTTCAACGGCGTGGTGATCGTGACGACGAACCTGTTCGGCAATTACGACCCGGCGCTGCTGCGGCGCATCTCGCGGCACATCAAGTTCCGGCTCCCCGACAAGGCGATGCGGCGTCGGCTCTTCGAGCTGCACCTGCCAAACCGCGAGCGCGTGTTCGCCGACCTGAACATCCTCGCCACGGAATCGAAGGGCCTGTCCGGCGGGGACATCCTGAACGTCTGCCTGAACGCGATCTACGCCGGCTCCACCGCAGACGACGCGGGCGAGTGGAAGGTCACCGGAACGGACCTGCTCGCCGAAGTCACCAAGGTGAAGTCCGCCCACACCGACCACCGCGCCACTTTTTGCCGTGAGGCTACGCAGTCCGCGTAGTCCGCGACGAGAACCAGAAACAACCAAACCGAAAAACCAATGAAGAAAACGAAAGCAACCACCAGTGCGGCCACCGTTGCCGCAGAACCGAAAGCACCCACGCCCGCGCCTGCGCCGGCCTTGAAGAAGGTCAGCCTCGCCGGTTTCGCCACGCAGACGCCGGCCAGCAAGTCGGCGAAAGCCTACCCGCTGCTGCCCGACCCCGATGGCCAAGTCGGGGAGTTGGTCACCAGCATCATCGGAAAGAGCGCCCAGGTCGAAGCCCTTGAAGGCGCGCTTGAACTGGAGAAGGCCGAACTGATCGCCATCGCGAAGCCGTTCTACTTCCAACATCACCACGGGCAGCACGCCGTGGCCTCGTCGGTTGAAGCGCGCTCGGCAGACGGCAAGGTCGTGCGCGTAGGGTTCAGCAACTCCTACCGGGGCACGAGCGATGAGCCGTCCATCACGCGCATCGCGGGCGAGCACGCCGCGCGCTACTTCAAGCAATCGTTTGAACTGAAGATCAAAGGCGACCTGATTCCGGATGCCGCGGTGGAGCCGCTGCTCGCCGAACTGCAGGAGTTGTTCGCCCGCCACGGGGCCAGCTCGGCGCTGTCAGCGAAAGCAACCATCAAGCCGACGAAGGAGTTTCACACGGCGCGGCACACGCTGTTCTCGGTGGCCGAGAACCACGAGTTGGACAAGGTCGTGCCCATCAGCGCGAGCGTGAAAACGAAACTCGGGCGCGGAGGGAGCGACGATGAATAAGTTCACGCTCCGGCTCGCAGACGGCCGCTGGGTGAGTTCCCCGACGAATACCGTCACCGAGAATCCGAACCTCGCGGGAGTGTTCACCGCCGCCGATGATGAGTCGGCGGCGGAACTGCGGGGCGCGATGGAGCGGCTCCACGGCCCTCTGGCAATCGTGCCGTGGCAGAGCAAGCGCACGGACGCGCTCACGCGGCACGTTGAGAACGTCGCGCTGATGGATGAGGCGCAAGACCCGTTCGCCGGTGCGGAAGTGCTCTACGCTTACACGCGCAAGGATGCGCTGAACGACGGCGTGCAGATCGACGTGAGCCAGACGGCGCGCGAGGCTGGATTGAAGTTCCCAGTCTATCTCACCCGTGCTGTGTGGGAGAACTACGTGCGCGTGCCCGATGGTGTGCGCTGTCAGGATGAGAGCGGAAGATTATGGGATCTGGTGTGGATGCTGAGGATGGCAGCCAGACGGACCAGCGGCCCCGAGATGCTCTTCCGCCTGCACGTCCGCAACGACAACCGCGACCGCACGCCGCCGCTCGTGACGCTCAAGGCCGTATGCGGCCCTCGCGACATCGACGACCCCGCGCCCGCCATAACAATACTCATGCCGGATGAAGACTGACGCTCCCATCGTCCTGACGATCTTCGGCAACGAGCGATGCGTGGTCATGCTCGACGATCTCGAAGCCGCCGCGAAGGCCATCCATCAGAAGGCCGTTCGTGAACGGGAAACGAGCGCCCAACCCTCCCCATTCGGCGCGGAAATCGAAGGGCAAATTCGCGTGATAAATGCGCAATCCGGCCCTTCCGAAACGGAGGCTCCAGGGCCATGAACGTGCCTCCGCTGATCACGTATCCTGCGCGGCCGATTCAGGGCGGTCGGCTGGAGTTGGCTCCGCCCAAGCGCGGGCTGTGGTATGCCGAGCCAAAGTTCAACGGCTGGCGAGCGCTCATTCACACGCCGAGCGGGACGATGTGGAATCGGCACGGGGCGCTGCTCACCATCGCGGATTGCTTCCGGCCCGCGCTCGGTGCGTTAGCCAAGCTCGCAGCCCACGGACTTGTGTGGGCGGATTGCGAGGCGCTGGAGCGCCGCCATAATCTCGGGCGCGGCACGCTGATCGTGCTCGATGTGGTGCCGGAATCCGGGGCGCCGTGTTACGAGCAGCGGCGGGCGATGCTGGAGGCGATCATCCCGATTGATGCGGTGTTCACTGGTGACACGTCGCGTCCGGTGCCGTCCGGGTCTGTGGCGCTGACGCCGACGATTCGTGCTGATTCCCACGCCGATGCGCTGGCGTTCTACCAGCGGCTGCGTGAAGCGAACCGCGCATTGCGCTGCGATTTCTTCGAGGGCGTGGTGATGAAGCGGGCTGACCCGTCGTATCCGGTGCAGTTGCGCTCAGCGACGGAGGAATTTCGCGGCTTTGTGAAGCATCGCTTCCTCACCTAACCAACCGCGTCCGCTCGTGCAGGTTTTCAGGCTGATAAACGGCCCCTTCGCGGGAATCACGAAATCTTCCCCTGCGCCTTGGCGATTTCCGTGATGGCCGCGAAGATCGCCGCCATCGCGTTCTGCACGGTGGGTGTGAGCGTCGCCGGATCGAACACGTTGGGCACCTCGATGCGGATGTCGTTTTGCGTCGGGGCCAGCGTGCCGTTCGCGGGATCGTAGGGCGCGAGGAACGCCGTGGCACGGGCATGCGCGGAATCGGGCGAGTCGATGATGAGCCGGCGCAACCAGAGCGCCGGGAAACTCTTGGTTTCCTTGCTCGTGGTGACGACAGGGATTTCAACGGTGATGGGAGTGGCTGGTGTGATCATGGAGTTGGGTTGGTTTGTGGGTGATGGATGAGAGTTAGAGCACGGTGCCGGGCAGGGTTTTGACGCTCCAGCCGGTGCCGCCGCCGACCCAGACGCAGCGCACCGCAGCGCCATCGGTGGTGACGGTCTTGTTGCCGGCGGTGCCGTTGATGTTCTGGTTGGAGCAATCCAACGTCAGGGTGTTCGTGCCCCATCCGCTCGAGCCCGGCGTGCCGGCGTCCTCGATCAGAATCTCGTCGCCCGGTTTCAGGTTTTGGTAGTCGGGGCTCGGCAGGGTCAGGGTCTGGGGCGAGTTGAACGCGCAGGAGTAGCGCCCGTTCGGGTAGAGTGTGAACGAGCTGTCGATGCCCGTTCGCCATTGGCCTTCGTCCGCGTAGCCTACCGTCCAGCCGGTGTAGTCATCCACGTAAACGCAGCGGATTTGTCCGCCGGGGCGATCCGCGTAAAACGGCACCGCGGCACCGTTGATCATGTCTCCGCCGCCGTAGCCGTTCGGCATCTGGATGTAGAACGGGTAGGTGCCCCAGGTCTGCCCTGGGTCTGCGAGCAGGATTTCGTCGCCGGGTTTGCGCTGCCACCAAGAGCCGTAGGGCAGGTTGACGTATTGGCCGCCGCTGGCCGGCGCGTAGAGATACTTGCAGCCGGAGAACACGCGCTGGGCGCTGTCACTGACTTTTACCCAGCGCTCGGTGGACCCGACGCCGACGAACCAACCCCATGTCCCGATTGAGGAATCGTAGCCATATACGCAGCGAATGGTCGCGCCGCCGGCGCTGGAGTAAAAATTCCCATACCACTGGCCGTTGAGGTAAGTGCTGTTGCCGTAAATATAGACCCCGTAGCTGCCCCAGTGATTACCCGCGTCCCGGATGAGAATCTCGTCGCCCTCGCTGGCGCTGCTGGGGAGATAAACGTAGGCCGTGGAAGAATAGATGAGGTTCAGGCGATCTCCGGGCGACGGATAGAGCGAGCCGCCGGCAGCGATTTGCCACGCGGCGCGGGAAACGCTGGAGTCGGTGATGCTCCAGCCGATGCTGCCGCCGAGATAAACGCAGCGCACCAGCGACCAGCGCGTGGATGTGGTGAACCCGCTCCAGTTGCCGTTGATGGGCGCGCTGGCGGAGATGACCAGCGGGTAGACGGACCAGTTGCGTCCGCCATCGGCGATCCAGATTTCGTCCCCGACGCCCGGGCTGGACGGGAGATATGCGTAGAGAGTGTCCCACGGAGACGTGTAGGTGAAAACGAACCGCTGCCCGGCCTGCGGGTAGAAGGAGGTTGTGCCAGACGAATCCTCCGTCCAAACCGGTTCGTCGGTGCTGCCCACCAAGGCGACTTTCCAGCCGAGTTGCCCGATAGAACTGTCGTATTCATAGACGCAGCGGATCGTCGCCCCGCTCGTGTTGGTGTAGAAGCTGCCCCACCAGGAACCGTTGAGGTAGGTGCTGTTGCCGTAGAGCCAGATCCCGTAGCTGCCCCAGTTGCTCCCCCGGTCGCGGATGAGAATCTCGTCGCCTTCGCTGCCGCCGCTCGGGAGATAGATGTAATACGTGAACGGGGCGGTCATGCTCCAGCGGTCGCCGGCCACGGGATACAGGCTGGAATTTCCGTCCCAAGTGATCTCCGTGAATTTGCCGGGGTCATCGACGATTACTGTCCAGTAGTCGTTCCCGCGGTAGAGCGCGCGGACGCGCGAGAACGGCGCGGCGCAGACCAGGCTGCCATACCAGTTGCCGTTGAGATACTGACCGCTGGCGTAGAGCGTGAAGGAGTAGTGGCCCCACTGGCCTTCGATGTCCTCCAGCTCGATGACGTCGCCCGCGGTGGCATCGGTGGGCAGATAGGCGTAGGCGCTGTTGTAGCCGTCCTGCCGAACGCCATACTTCACGCCGGTGACGAGCGTCGTGCCGTTTAGCGCCTGGTGATTGGTGAGCAGGACGGAGGACGTGCCGAGCCGGCCGGACGCGGGCAGTTGCAGAAGCGTGTCGCCCGAGGTTTCCAGAGTGACCGCATCGGAGCCGCTGCCAATCGACACGTTGCCGGTAAGCAGCGCGCGGCCCGCAGCGGTGGCGTCGCTGATCTGCGCGGCGGTGACGGTGGCCAGCGCGACGTAGCCCGCCGCTCCGTTGAGAAGCGTTTGGTCAATGACCTCGTAGAGTGTCGCCGTGTCTGCCTGATACACGTAGTCGCCGTTCTGCACCTGCGCCTGCGTCAGAGCGTAGCGGGCCGCTTGGTCAGCCACGGTGAGCTTGGTGATGTTCGCCGCGACCGAGGCGGCAACAGCCGCTTGCACGGCGGCAGTGACCGCAGCGTCAATGGTGCCGGTGGCGAGATCGAGAACGAGGAAGCGTTTGGGCATGGCGGGTCAGGAAATGCGGTGGAGGACGACTTCGTTTGTGCCGGTGGCGTAGTTGGCGGGGCGCACCACGCCGCCCGGGCCGTTCGTGGAGTCGGTGCCGGCTTCCACGCGCCAGTGGCTTTCCACGCCTTCGTCCGTGGCAACCATGGCGAAGACACGACCAAGGTCGGCGGCGGTGAGGAGCAGCGATTCGAGAGAGGACGCGCCACCCGTGAAACTGGTCAGGTCCGTGCGAAAGACGATGATCTGGAACGCAGTGGGAAAGATCGGGTCAGCCGTCGTGGCGCCTTCGTTGCCCCGGTTCACGTCGTTGTTGAGCGTGACGACGAGCTTCGCGGTCGAGGTGATGTCGGTGCCGCTTGTAATCTCGATTTCCAGGTTGGCCTCGATGCTGGGCAGATCCGTCGGCGTGGTGCCCGCGGTGAGCAGCGCGGCGGCGATGGCCGTAGTGTTCAGGCCCGGCGCAAACCGATAAATTGGCGACCGCGCGGGCGTCATGGTGCCGCCAGTGCCGGCGATGCTAACGGCTTCCGGGATGGAGAAAGTGTCCGGCGAGAGCACAGTCACCGCCCACTCGCCGTTGATATCCGGGGTGGAGCCGGTGTGCCCGGAGATCGTAACCGTTTCACCGGTGGCGCGGCCGTGTCCGGCGCAGGTGATGACCGTGGGGCTGGCGACGGACGAGCCGGTGATCGTCCGCGAATGATTCAGGACGGCGACATCCGGCGTGTAAGCCAGGTAGCCGCTGGAGAACACGCCGAGTTTCTTGAGCCCGCACTTGAACGTGGCCGCGTTGTCCAATTCCACGACCGTCGCGCCCCGGCAGAACTGCACGTCCAGAACCGGCGTGTCGCCACGGGTGAGCTGCGGCTTGGCCGGGGCGAAACGGGAGCCCGGTGCAAGCACCCAGAGGCCGGCGTCGAGGTCGTATGTGAGGAGCATCGCGCTCCGGGCCGTGTCAACGCTGCCGCGAGCCGCTCCGCTGACTTCTCGCTCGGTGACGAACGGCACCGCGCCAGCCCGGCGCGCTGATTCACACGCCGACGCGATCGCTTTCTACCAGCAAACACCGCTTCCTCACCCAATCCCTCGCGTCTGCTCGTGCGCCCCACAGCCTGTTAAATGTTCATTTTACGCTCAATTCACCACGATTCTTCTCGGCTTACTCAACGCCCAATTGTGACTGCCACCAGGCATACGCAGGATGCCGAGCCCCCGGAAAATAGTTTGCCCAGGTTTGGATGCGTTTGAGCACACCACCCATGCGTTTTGCTTCTATATTACGGATTCGCTGCCAGCTTCGCAGAATGTCGGGTGTGCTCAGAACGGTGAGTTCCTGATACCGCTGCTTTGCTCGCTTCACGGCGCGCTCATCATCAATCGCCAAAGGCAGCGAACGACTTTCCGCCAAAGCGAAACACATAGCTTCGCCGTCACCCTTGCGCCCCATCAAAGCGGTAAAGTCTGCGAGCAATTCATACTCATCGTCTCCGCTGATTTCCAAAACCGTCAGCAAGCGGCGCTCGATGAACGGTGCCAACTCCGCAGGACAGCATTCCTGGGTATCGCGGTTTCGCAGCAAGAGCGTCTCGCTCAGCACCGCGCGGCACACGCTGAAGCCCCAGCCGGCGTCGCCAAAGATTTCTTCCGCGCAACCCGTCGCGAGGATGTTCAAAAGAACTGACGTATCGGTGATAAGAGCCTGATCCATGAACTAACACCCGCCATCATGCGGGAACTAGAATCCTTTCCGGCTGCACGTCCAACGGCTCGAAGCCATCGTCGCTCTGCTGGTCGGCCATCGACCTTAGCCGTTCGAGTTCATGCCTTGCGGCGACGCGATCCATCCGCAGGTAATCGGCAAGCTGACCCTCGGTTAGAGCCTCTCTGACATCGTAAGCCCACATCGTGAGCATGCGGTATCGGAAAGGAAGAGTGGGCTCTGGGTTTTCCGCCGCCAGCAGACCGAGGGCGACCCGTGCCTTGTCCGGCTGGAACTTCTGCGCTCGCAGGTTGTCCCACGTTCCTGATGGCAACCGTTTGAGTTCCTCAAGGCGGCGGAACATGGCCTCAGCCGATACACGGAATTGGTGCGCTAGCGTCATTACATCCGCGACAGTCACGCCTTTGCCGTGGGCTCGGACGGATTCCGTGAGCAACCGATTCACACCCGCGCGTGGCATCAGAAAATTCTTCGCGAACGAGTCCGCGAACCGCTCGGCGCTCGATTTGCCCCAAGGCTCGTCGTCCCAGAGGCTGACATCTGCGAGGAATCGGGTCGTGAGGAAATGGCCGTACTCGTGCGCCAGCGACCACACTGCGCGGGGAGCTGGATGTCGGCGATTGATTCCGATGCAACCGCCCAAATCTTCGCTGTAGGCGTAAAGGCCACCCATCGTCGCGGGGAGATCGTAGTAGAAAATTCTGAGGCCCAATGATTCCTCCATCAACGACCGCAGATCGAGAATCGGGCCATCCCCAAGCCCCAGCCTGGTGCGCTCCGTTGCAGCGACTTCTTCGCCACAAGATTCAGGTGACACGCCTGGCGCTTCGTGTTGATAAACGGCCGGATAGCGTCGGACGAGGGGCATCTCGTTGATCTGCTCGAGGGCGAGGTAGTCGCGAGCGAGTGATTCGAGATTACTCACTGCGCTTTGCACGTCCGCTTCGGTCAAACGCATCTGGCTTGAGGGCAGCCGAAACTGTGGCACCAGCGGCACTGGCGCTGGTTCCTCGTCGAGCCACTCCGACATCGGGCGTCCGTAAAGAGCCGACATTTCGGCAAGTTCATGTGCCGTGACACGGCGCGAGCCTTGCTCAATGGCGACGAGTGTAGTGCGGACGATGCCGAGTTTTTTGGCAACGTCCTCCTGGCGGAGCCCACGAGCGGTTCGCGCTTGCTTTAGCTTTTGGCCGAGAACTTTTGGGTCAAGTTGATCGAGGATGTGAGGCATGAGGACGATAGTTACGCGGCTAGGCGGAAATAGGAGCGGCGGAGGCGAGGAATACTGACCGCGAAATCGTCCCACTCGTCAGCGAACTGTCGGTGGAGTTGTAGGAAACGAGCGGCTAACTGATTCTCGTTCATGTCAAGCGCGGTGGCGGCTTCGCCTTGAAATTCGGCAAATTCAGGAAACTCGGTGAGGAACGCATCCCAAGGTGCTGACCCATTGCGGAGGCACCCCAATCGAGCGACGAGACGTTCTAGTTTAGAGAGACCCATGTTCTTTCTGATCGCCGGATGCATCCCTCGCGAAAGCACATCCCATGAGTAATCGGATCCGTGATCAGGCACGAAGGCACGGTGCAATGCCGCGCGGCGCACCAGACATGAAGGACAGATGCCACACTGATGCTGGCGCGAGTGGTAGTTCGGAAAAAATTCGCACGAAAAACTAGCTCCAACGATACCCGAATGTCGGCGCACTGCTTCAGTCTCCACCACTTCAGCCTTCGTCTGGAGAGCGAAAGGATGCCGCACCACCAAAGCGGTGCCCAGAATTTCCGAGGCGACTCGACTGATACGGCCGAGAAAAACAGGATGCATGGCCCGGCTGCTCTGACTCCCAATCTGCGAGGTTTCACACGCCAGATTGAAGGCACCAATGCCGTTTTCAAACACATGTAACCTGTCCAAACCCGCAATTTGTGCCGCAAGTAGGCCAAGACTAACATGGATCCAACCGCGGCAGCGCTGGCTGGATTCCAAGCCGTTCGGCTCAACCTTGAACGGCAAACCGTAGTCCACAGGAAGCCACGCGACTCGTCGCGGAAACGCGAGCCGCAACCCGTCGAGGAGTCGCACCTGACCATCTCTCAGCCGAGTGTTGGTATTTCCAGAGACGAGCAATCCTGCGACTTGATTCTCCGAAAACCACTGTAACACACCCGCGACCGAGTCGAGGCCCCCGCTGAACAAAGCGGCCCATGAAACCCGATGGCTGAGCATCGGTTCAAAGTGGTGCTGGGCTTCCTCAGCGGTGAAAAAGGTTCGCGGCTCGAAGCGGAGCGACCAGTCATCTTCGGTCAAGAACTCCAAGGCGTTGACCAGGCGCTGCGAGACGGCAACCCATCGCTCCGGCTCAGCCACAGGCACTACCACTTTGATACTGCGTCGCCAAAACATCGGGCCGTTCGGGCCAGCCGGGCGCCGGGGCGCAAAACGATCTGCCGAATAGAGCGCCAGCGCCACGCGCAGCCAGTCAGCTTCAATGGAACGCAGCGGGCGTTGAGCTAGCGCGGTGAACCCGGACGCATCCAGGTTCATCTGTTGGTGGTCAAACTCGGGAATGGGCCAGTTGCCTTCCACTTTTCGGGAAAATGACGTGCCTGCGGAAAAGTCGAACACATACTCCGGACGCGTCTCGATAAACTGATGCCGCCGGCATCGCCGCGGTTCGGCACCCCACTTTCCGTCAGGTCTAAGCGGTAAGGAATACTGGGCGTTCATTCGCACACGGGGTTGAGAACGGTGGAGCGGAGTGCCTCTGCGGAGTCGCTTTGCACTGGGGGTGCCTGCTCTCCGACGTGCCGGAACTTTGATGCAGGCGTTCCCGATGGGCTTTCGTAAATCGAGCGCGTCATTTCCCGGAGTTGAGCGTCGGCTCGGAGATGAAGGTTTTGCTCAAATCGCTCCAAGCCTGCGGAGTCGAGTTTGCAGTGCGCCATCGTGTAGGTATCGGCGAAGTCGAGAACCTTCGCCTGAAACAGTTCATGGCCAACCGCGCCGAACAACGCATCCCGATAAGCTTCTGGGCTCATCACGGCCGCACCCTCTCGCAGCCTCATTGCCGCGTGCAAAACGCAAGCCTGCACCTCCCTAGTCGCCGCCGCGGCGAGATGTTTTTGAGCCGCTTCATCGAGTCTGGCGCTCACTTCACGCGCATACGTGGATGAGCTCGCACCGAACAAGGTGGTCCCCGGCTGAACATCAAGCAGTGCATCAATCATCGGCTTGAGCATCGGCATTTTCCTGTCGTGGGCGATTTCACGTGCCAAGCCTGCGACCCCCACCTCGGCGAGACGCTCCTCGTTGGCTCCGTTTTTCAGCTCAACGTAGTATCTTCCATGCGGGTGGCGGCGGCGTTGAAAGTCTGCTCCATCGGTTGGCATGGATGAAAACTGACACGAATGGCGGCTTTGTCAATAAAGAACATGACATTGTCAGCATTGTGCTTTGCGCCTCCAGTGCGCGAGGCCATGCTGAGTGTGTGCTGAGTGCGTGCTGTGTGCGCGAGCGAGCGAGTGTTCGAGAGCGCGTTCGAGAGAGTGAGAAGCAATCTTTTATGAGAGTGAGTTTGTCACTTGGGATTTGCGACCTTCCCTTCAATCCTATGCGGACCTGTTTTTCGCACCTTACACCTTTTCTCGTCCCTCACGCGGCCTGATACGCGCCACAAACGCGGCTACAACGTGCTTTCGCCGAAGCGCTTATATCGGCTACGGCCTCGCGGACAAACGCCCAAATCCGGGCTCCGAAAGGTGTAAAGTTGCGGCTTCACTTTACACCGACTTTACACCTGCCGTGCGGACGAAGGCCACGATTCGCTCGATCATCGGCGCGGTGATTTGCAGCTCCGTGAGGCGGAGGACGCGCCAGTCGGCCAGCGCCGCCTCCAGATACTTCTCGGCGTCTGCGGCGAACCCCTGCGGGCGATTGTGGCGGCCCTGAATCCACAGCCCGCCCTCGATCTCGATGAGCGTCCGGCTCTCGATGTGGGCGAAGTCCGCGCGCCACTTGCGCTCTGCGTGAAATCGAAACTCACGCTCCAGTTCCGGTCCCCCGAACGAACGCCAGTAGAGAGCGAACTTCGATTCGAGGCGCGAAGGCGGCGACTTGTCGCGATAGCGGAGGCGGTGCATGGCCTCCGTGTGGCGTCAACGCTCAGAGCAATTTCTGCTGCTGCGGGTCCTCGATCTCGGATTCGATTTCGTCAGTGAACGTCTTGGCGATGCGGCACGTCACCTTCAGCTTCGTCGGTGAGGCTCCGCGGTCGAAGCTCACCTTGAAGCCGATGCCGAATTTGCCGTCCTCGTCCTGCGCGTCCTGGGCTTCGCGCCAGTGGGCGGTGAGCAGTTCGCGGATGTGGTCGATGGCCTTTGCTTGTTCGAGGTCTTGGAGGTCAGTGGTCATAGTTGGTTGTGGATTTCGACGATGGGTTGAAGGTCGCGTTTGAGGGCGGCGCGCTGTTCTTTGGTCGCCGTTTTGAGCCACCCGGAGGCGCGCATTCGTCCCCACCAGGCCGAGAGCCGGTTCACGAACGGCATGTGGTTGATGATCCCGGCGTCGGCCGGGTCGGGTCGCATGTCTTCCACCGGGATGACGCGCCCCGCCTCAACGGAGCGGCGCAGTCTCCGGACGCTCATCCTCTGCCCGTCTTCATCCTGGGCAGCCGCGATGGCGAGCCATTCCTTCTGCTTGGATTCGTCGAGTTTCGCGACGGCGCGATGGTGCTCGAAGGACAAAAGTTCGTGTCGGCACGAACTTTTCACGTAGCGCGCGACGTAGGCGAAATTCACCAGGGTCCTGAAGTCGAGTTTCGTGGCGGCCAGCGCCTTATCGTATCCGCCGTGCGGGACGCGGCTGGGCATGTCCTCGAAACCGGGCAGCGGCCGTTGTCCGGCGAACCGGTCGCCGTAGGCCAGCCAGTCGCCGACGACAAAGGCCATCGAGCGGGCGGCGGCGCCCAGGTGCGGGGCGAGTGCGCTCCATTCGTCGAATGTCAGCTCCTCGGTGACGACGAGGCCGAGCGGCGTGACGCGGACTTTGGTGGTGATGGATTCAAGCGTGATGGTGGCCAAAGCGTTCATGGTTTTGATGAGTTTTGATCTGGGCGGCCTGATAGGCGCGGCGGGCTGTCAAAGAGCGCATGGCGCGCGAAGGCTGGAGGTTGAGGCGTTCGATCAACTCCACGCACCGTTTGCTCACCGCCGCGCGGGTGACGCAGTGCCGGCGGGCGATGTCGGTCATCGTGCCGCCGATGTAGGAAAAGCCGGTGGCCAACGCGAGGCACTCGAGGCTGAGGCGGGCGTTGCGCTCGGCGATGAGTTCGCCGATGAGGCGGCGCAGAACGTCGAGCACCTCCTCGTTCTCGATGGCGGCGACCTTCACCGGCACGTCGTCGGCTTCGTGCGGCAGGCGGGGCGGCTCGGATGCCTCGTGAAACTCGGACGCATCGGTGCTGCCCCAGCCGTAGCCATCGGCTTCGCGCAACGGTTCGTGGAGGCCGAGCGCCGTCAGACGCTTCTGCTCCTCGGGCGGCTGCGCAGCGAACCACGCGCGGTATTCCCGCATGTAAGCCTCGTCCCTGATCGCCTGCCGTGTTGTGTATTCGTCCGCCATTATTTTTCTCCCCAGCTCGCGCACACGTTGGCTTCAACCTCGACCGCCACCTGCGGAAAGAGCGCCGCCATCGCTTCGACCATCACCGCCTCGACCGTGCGGCGGACGTTCTCGGCCTCGTGCTCCGGCGCCTCGACAATGATCTCGTCATGCACCGTGCTCACGATGCGGGCGGAAGCAGGGAGCGCGCTGGCGAGTTGCACGAGCGCGCGCTTCATCCCGTCCGCGCAGCCACCTTGGACGGGCGTGTTGACCAGCGCGGTGAATCGTTCCCAGGCCGAAGCGTCGGGCGGGATGAGCCGCCGGCGGCCGAGCACGGTGCGGACTTCGCTCACGCCTTGCTCCGCCCGGCGATGACTCTCGCCATGCCACTGCCGTAGGCTGCCGTAGGTGCGGAAGAACTTCGTGCGGATCTCCCGCGCGTCGTCTTCGGGCAGCGTCACGCCGTAGCTCGATGCCGCATACTTCACGAGTCCCGGCGCGGACTGGCCGTAGAGCAGGCCGAAGTTCACCGCCTTCGCGAGCTGGCGATCTTCCTTCGTCACCGCTTCGACCGGCTTACCGAGCACGGCGGCGGCGGTGCCGCGATGGAGATCCTCTCCGCGCTGATACGCCTCGATCATCTTCGATTCGCCCGCGATGGCCGCCGCCGCGCGCAGTTCGATCTGCGAGTAGTCGGCGACGACGAGCCTGGCACCCTCCGGCGCGATGAAGCATTTCCGCAGCGGCCCACGACCAATGTTTTGCAGGTTCGGCTCCTTGCTGCTGAACCGGCCAGTCGCGGTGCCTGTCGGATCGAACCGCCCGTGGATGCGACCATCGGCGGCGATGCACTCCATGAGGGATTGCGCCTGCTGGGCGGTCTTCTCCGCCGAGCGATGCGCGAGGATGATCGGAACGAACCGTTCGTCGCCGCTCGCCTTGAGCGTTTCCTCGTTCGTGTTCGCCACAGCCAGCCCGGCCTTCGCGAGCGCGGCCTGCAACTGCACCGGGCTCGCCAGGTTGATCTGGCGGTCGCCGAGCACATCCCGAAGCGCGGCCGTCTGCATCTCGCTCTCGGCCTTCGCCTGGTCGCGGAT